AAAAAACGCCTTCTGAGCGTGCGCCTTTCAATAGATTACATGACCTGCATGATGCAACTAGGTTATCCATCTCATGACCACCACCTGCTTTGCGTGGTATCACATGGTCTACCTCTGTTGCCACCTCACCGCAGTATGCACAGGTGTAGGCATCGCGTGAGAGTACACGCAACCTCTGCTTCTTCCAATGACCAGTGCTTAGGTCATCACCTCTTACTGCCATTTGTAACGCATCCAATGTTTATATGACTTACACCAATTAGGTTGACCATCCTTAGTCAATCCGTATCTATGTGCAGTGTATCTCATTGACCAATCAATCATAGTCATTGGGTCTAGGTCTTTATACTTAGTATTACGCATCTGTATATATCCATAATGACTACCGTTCTGAGCCTTATGATTCCATGCACTCTCTTTACCTATGAGAGCGGTTGCGCATTTGTAGTTCTTTAATGTTAATTGAGAACGTAAGTATTCTTTTGGTGTGAAATCTTTTTCTTCAGGGCTGTGTGCAGTATTGCATAAGACAATACTCACCCCAATAGCAATCGCTATCACACGAACTAGCCGCGATGCGGTTCGTGCTGAACGCCTGAAGCGTTCTAACGATTTATAGCGTAGCATACTACTCCAAATCCATTTGCATAAGTGCTGGTCAGGACGGCGTTTCTCACTTGTCTGTTGAGTAAAACCCCTTACCTTTGAATACTAAACCTGGCACTGAGTAGATGCGATTAGCCTGTGCGCCACAATCAGTGCAGCGCACTAAGTCATGGTCCATTGATAGTTCTAACTCCATTTGTGTATTACAAATAGGGCATCGGTATTCATACATTGGCATTAGGCGTGCCTTTCTCGCAGGTGTTGCATCCCCACCACTTGACTTTCCAGTCCCCACACTTATCACATCTTTCCGTTGATGCTTCCCAGTCAATGTCTGGCGGTAATCGGTCATAATCTGCCTTGCGTAGTAACTCCACCAAATCACCTAACGTCAACATACAAACGAACTCTTCGATTGATGCAGTTCCCATACCGTTAAGTCTGAAACACGCAAATCCGAGTTCCCCCGATTTGGAAGTGCGTGCTTTGATTTGGCGAAGTGTCCCTTTTATGTCAAGAGAGTTACGCGCCTTTATCTCTACGTCGAACGGAACGTTGGAGATATCCTTGCCTTGACCGCGACCTACGCTAGCGTGTGGCCACCACTGCTGCAAATATGATGCCACTAGCCTTTCAGTCGCATAACCTCTGTGCTTACGGCTCTGTTGGCTCATCTGGCTCTTTCGTATATGTCAGTGCAATATGATTTACTGCATGACATTTCAAGCAAGTAATAAATACTTTGTCATTAGCCTCTGGAGTAATAGCCACAGGTTCATTGCATAAATCGCAATAGATAACAATATCTTGCGGTTCTTCGAACTCTCCGCCCATGACGGTTGCTGTGCCATTATCAAATATTACCATTTCACCCATGATTTAACTCGTCTTCCATGGCTTTAATTGTTTCACACGGATACGCGTCATCTGGATTTGTTGCGCAAATAACACAAAATTGTGTTTGTTCTGCCGTTGTGTAGGGTTTATGTAATTCAAGTATTTTGCGAGTTGCTTTTGTACAGGCAATAAACGCAGATGCTTTACCAAATCCATTACTTAATGCAACGTCTAAATCGTCCAATATAGCAATCAATTCTTGATGAATCATTTATTTACTCATAACTGTTAGTAGGTCATTTACTGTGATGAGAAAACCTCTGCTTTTATTTGGAGGAATCTCACAGGTGATTTGACGGCCATATTGATTTATAGCCTGAATCACATTAATTGTTGGAATCATTAAAACGCTTTCTTCTAACACGAAAGCCCAATAATCTGCTTCTGTGACTGCGATGCCTGAAGCCTGCCAACTCTGTGTGCTGTTATACCAACACTCAACTTCGATGTATAAGTTGCCAGTTTCATGCCATCTACGGTCACGCTTGACTTCAACTGTTTTGCCATTGGTGAGCAGTTCCTCAACTAACTGTTCACCTGCATAGCCGTAACGAAAGTCTAAATCAAACGATGAAAGCGTACTCATCCTCTAACCTTCTGTGCCTGCCATTGGCCCAAACTGTTAAGTTCAAGCCAAATGCGCTCTGGGTCGCATGGTTTTTGTTGACCGACCTGGTAATTACTTGCCTTGTAGCAGCAATCCCATGCAGCCCATTGCTTGCCATTCTTGCCTGTTCCAGTGCGCAAGATTCTTTGCTTACCACATGCGCAAGTAGGGATATCTTTGTCAGTCGTGCCGCCTATAATATCCTTCACGGTTTCAACTGCCTGTTCTGAAGTTATTGGCATTGCAACAGTCTTGATTGTCCAAGGGTCATCTTCTTTCATGACAGGGATATATTTTTCGGGTTTAGGTTCTGCGAGTTTGGTTCTCGCCATGTCTTGAACTGTTGGTTTGTGTGTTGTTTCGAGGATAAGTGATAATGCTCTGCCAATCGCTGACGTGACAGTATCTTCAACGTAAAACTTACGCATCGAAGCATTAAACGTACTTGCATCTCCAAAAGCGTAATCGACAGCAGCAGGAAGCGTATCTTCATGCTCGCGGTAAATCTGGGCTGATACAAGGATATGACCCTTCTCAGCATTGAATTGAATAACATCTGTGACAATCCTTCCGACGGGGAACGCAACTTGAAAGCGGCGAATCCTAGAATTAACATCTTCATACGAACTCAAATCAAACATATAGTTCATCCTCTTCTATTTTTAACTCGCACGCCATGGCCAGGTAGGCACACGCGTCTATATAGTGGTCAACGATTCCTGGACTTTCTTGGATTCTTGCAAGTTTAACTTCGACCATTGCAAGACATGCTTCGTAGTCTGCGATTGGAAAACTGAATAGATTGGTAAGCCTTGCAGATATCCTACCTTGGTTAATTTTCGGTGAACCATAGTCACGCTGACGAACTTGCATAATGTCCGTGGCACTTTGTAATACCTCGCTTGCCTTCATTATTCTCTCCAGAATTCTTGTCGTGAAACAGCACGACCTCGTAGATAGCCGTCACGATGGCCTTGCTCTTTGCCAATAGTGATGCCCATGTAATAGCCAATAGTTGTAAATAAGATTCCAAATACGAAACACCAAAATAGTGACATTAGTTGCTCCAGCACATTGCTTGATAGTCAGTAATTAAGCACCATTGGCCCAAAGCATCGTCAAAGATTGCTTCGTAACTATTGCCAAAATCTTGAAGAATTGTGCGTGCCGCCATGAGATTGGCGTAATTGTCAAACCAATAAATATAATCCAGGTCGTAATTGACTGGACCTTCGAAGCGTCCATCCTGTGCTTCCCAGTTGTTACCCTTAAATTGCATGGATGTTTCGTTCAGGTTTTCAAAGTCCTGTGCCATATCCATATAAACTGCTTTCATTGCGCCCATGTTATGCGTTCGCTTCCGCTAAAGAAACTTCTTTGACATCCCACTCAACTGTCAGACATTGAGCAAATTCCAATGCTTTTGCGTTGGTTTCATAGGTGCGCAAAACATGCCATTGCTTACCATCAAATTGCCTTACCTGAAATAGATTCATTTTTGCCCCTTTTCCCAATTCGTTCGATTGGTTATGGCATTAGTGTTGCACAGGATTAGGCTCAGTCAAGTCTATTTTGATAACGAAATGGTAACAATTCTGCATCATCCATCTGAGTATCAATGTCCCTGCGAACAGGGAAAATGTCGCTAGCGAGGCCGCCCATAACGTTTACCGTGGACTAGGAACGTGCCATCCTTTTCGACATAAATCAGGTCCACCTGGACATTCTTGCCTATCTCTGTGACGATGGCGAAGGCTTGCTGCCAATTGGGCATAGAAACGTATTTGGCGGCCTTTACGTTCATTGCGTGTCCTACCTCAACTCCGTGGAGAACTCGCCTCACAGAGCCATTGTAGGCCTCAGAAGAGGCACTTCTACCAGCGCGATGCGTGTGACCCATAATGGTTGAAACGCCTGCCTTTTTCGCTTGGTTCAACGCGCTCATTCCAGGATTAGGATTGAGGCCACCTAAATCACCGTGAACGGCAATCCACCCACGCGCTATTGGGAAGGCTTCCTTATGGAATTGGATACCTAGTTCATCTAACTTCATGAACTTCTCGAATTTGAGTTCTGGCAAGGATAGAAAAGCAGGAATCTTTTTCATGATGACGTTATACAAACGGTCCGTATGATTAGAACGAATGGCATGTGCTTCCTTGGCGTATTGAGTCAATCGCCATAACACGTCAACAGTGTGGTCGCGGTCATCCGCTAATGTCTGCTCGTACCAGCCAGGCGTGTTTTCTGTCCAACGGCTTATTTGAGGTAAATCTATTTCATCTCCGATAGTAACGACAGAATCGTGCTTAAACGCTTTTGCAAATAATTCAAAATTTCGTACAACATGTGCATCCTCGTAAGGACATTGCAAGTCGGGCCAAACGATAGTTCGTTTCATTCATCCTCATCGTCATACCAGTCAGGCTCAGGAATGTTTGGATTAATTGGGTTAGGCAATATCCAATCTGGATATGCGTTTTTCTCAACAATAATGGCAAGTGCCTGGTCAACTGGGAAGCCTGCACGGCGTAATGCACGGAACATCTCATGCACTCCGATTGCCCATGCGTCTAGTTTCGAATAACCTTCATCCGTTAACTTTTTAGTTGCTTTTCTTGCCATAAGAGAATTGTTACCTCTCTAGAATACGAATTATTGTTTCAACACGCGCTTCTAATGCAGTAATTTGGTCACGCATTGATGACCCACTATTCGGCTTTAATTCGTTTAGATAATGCTTTACTAACCATTTCACAGCACCAATAAATGAACCAATAACGGTCAGTGCAGCAACTACAACACCCATCCAATCTGTTGGACTCATGAGATTTGGTCATCGGACGGGTCTAGGTATTTGACGATTGGAGCAACTAAAGCGGATGCAAGGACTGCATATTCAGGACGAATATCAGCAACTAGCGCAAGGCCTAAAGTAATTGCTGAAACTGCAACGGCTTTGAGGTAGGACTTAATTGCGTTCTTTGTATTTTTATTCATTTTTATTTCCTATTCCTAACATCGGGATATCGAACCAAGAACCGTTCTCATCGCCCTTTTTAGTAAAACTGATATGGATATGCTTATCGTGGCGATTAATGCCAGAGTAAGTTCTGAAACGCCAAAACGATTTAGCACTGGCAATTTTTCCTGAGTAAATGACGTACTTAATTCGCTTATCGCCTGCTTTGGCGCATAGGCGTATCTGGTCGGCAAGATAAGCACCTGTGCTGGCGCGTGAGTCGAGGTCCTTATCCACATCAATAGCCCTGACGATTCCGTTAATCGAATCGGGATTGTGGTCACTCTTACGATTGGAATGAGCGGCATCGCCTATCCAACCATCACTTTTGCGGTCACGGTCTGGGTAAGCATCATCAATTTGTTCACGAAGTTGTTGCCCTGCTTTACAAAGGAGTGGCTTCATTGAGAACCCAATCTAAATCATCTTCTGACCAGTAATAATTTCCTTCTGGCTGTGGCTTAGGTGCTTCCCAAATAACACCATTGAGAGTCCATGATTCAAAAGGTTTAGGTGAAATAAAACCTAACCCTTCTATGTAATCCCATCCAATTCCTGCATAGTTTTCCTGTGTAGTTTCTACCCAGCGACCACCGATGTTGTCTAATAACCATTGATAGCCTTTATCTGGAGTTGAGTCATCACCAACAGTGACTTGAATAACTTTATTATCAGAATCTAATTCTGCCCAATATGCCATTATGCAGTCCTCGTAAATGTTCCATTAGAGTTAAACTTATGAATTGTGTAAGAACCAGATGTTGAAGTTGTTCCACCAGTTGCAGTCATTGTTCCTGTTAAATAGCGAATAATTACTACACCGCTTCCACCAGAAGCACCATTAGCGTTCCATCCTGATGCTCCACCAATACCGAGGTTTGCTGTTGGGTTTGCTGGAACTACTCCATTGCCTGCTGCTCCTGCACCAGAACCACCTGTTGAATAAGTAACAGATGAACCAGTTATAGAGTTTGCTGAACCTGCACCTGCTGATGGATTTCCACCTGCACCGCCTGCTCCACCACCGCCTGCTCCACCACCGCCTGCACCTTCATTACCACCATTATTGCCTTGTCCAGATGTTCCAGTTCCGCCAGTAGTTAAAGTTGATGCACTAAATCCTGCTCCACCACCTGAACCACCATTACCACCAGATGAACCAGTTCCAGTTCCTGAACCTGTACCACCCTTACCGCCACCGACAGATGCAGTTAATGAACCAAAGACTGAGTTAGAACCCTGTGTTGCTTCAACTCCATTGCTGCCATTTGTTCCACCACCGCCTACTGTGACCGAATAACCAATAGTGGTAACAGGTTGAGATGTCAAATACTGGAAACCACCTGCACCGCCGCCACCGCCGATTGAACCGTTGCTAGCAAATCCACCACCACCACCGCCTGCGATAATGAGTAAATCGATATTGACTGGTGAAGGTGGAGCAGAACTAGAAACAATTCCAGCAATTGTGTTTAACATTATGCAACGCCACCGATGACATACCATGTGTCTGTTGCAGTCTTTACACATGCCGCTGATTTATATTGGCTAAGTGTTGGAGATGCTGCAACCACAGCAGCAGAAAGAACTGTTGTTGTTCCTGGAGTTACAGCAGATATAGTAAGAGTTCCTACTCCCTTATTAAGAACAGTAATAACAGTACCTACTGGAAAAGCCACAGAAGCATTTGTTGGAATCTTGAAAGCAATCGCTGTTGCCTTATTCATCGGTACTAATGCCTGGTATTGGTCAGTTGCTACGGCTGTATAGTCTGCTGTCTGGTCTGTTCCGACTGTAAAAGCCACTAAACCATTGAACATTGCTGCTGACAGGACATCGCCTGTTATTGCTGGAAAGCCTGTTGCCATTTTATTCTCCTAGTAGGTCATTGCTGTGACGCCGATTATACCGTAAGTCGAACTTCCGATGATAAAGGCGTCAATTATGGGTTCAGATGTCGTAAAGGTGCTAGTCCATGTAAAAGGCGTAATTTCATGCTTTACCCCTACAACCTCTAAAGTCTTTTCAATAAAGGTGCTTCCTTGTTGCTCATTTTTAATTCTTACTACATTAAAATAATCTAGTCCAAGTCCTGCGACTATACCTGCTGAGTAATCTGGAGTGCTAAGTTCAAGTGTCAAATTGTCAATTCTTAGCCCAGTAGTCTTTCGAGTAGCAACAAAAGCCCTTGCGATATTCAATGCTTCAGCATCGGTTTCAACAACCAAACCACCCTGATTCATTGAGTGTGGAAAATAAGTATCAATAGAAGTTGCATCAGAAGCAGTCTGTTGAGTTCCGCCAATCCTGGTTATTGATGCTTGGTTGATAATTAATTTATCGTCCAAGGCTGTGGTGATGTTTGAGTAACCAATACCATCACCAGTATTTGAAAAATAGGTTTCTGTTCCAGCAGCCTTTTTTTGTAAGTTTGAACGGCTAATAAATACCGCATTACCTTCAGGCGAAATATAGAACGCTCCCTGCTCGCTGAATTCTACATTCTTCAATGCTTGAAGAGCAGTGCGCTCTGAACCTGGGTCTGCCTGAACTAAGGTATCTCCAGCATCTAAACTTCTTAAATTAACAGGCCATGAAATCGTGTCTAAAATTCGTCCAATTCTTTGCCCTGTTGTTTCTCCTGCAACCGCGCCACTAACAGTTGATATATTACTTAAATTAAATAGTCTAAAGGCATCTGTGCATTGGACTTCAACATATCCTAGTTGTTCATTTTTAGGGTATGAATAATTGTAAGAAGAAGTATAGCCGCTAAAAAGCCAATATGAGTTAGAATCATAGACCGCCGCAACACGAACTTTTCGATTCGGTAAAAGTTTGCCAAAATAAATTGATGCTGGGTTGTCAGGATTCCAATCACCAGTTTCATCATAAATTCTAATTGTTGCTTGACTAGCCTCAAATTGGTCTTGCAAAAGGTTGTAACCAAGATTGACAGATATTCTGCCTACTTGATTGGAAACATCTACAACTAAATCAGCAGTTGCAGAATCGGCAAATGTACCAACTCCTATTTGACCATGACTAGGGTCATCAAGAATAAAAGGATAACCAAAAGTAGCCCCATTTGAAAAGTCAAATGTGGTTACAACGGTTATTGGATATGTCATGCGATATAAGAACTGTTGATTCGATTAACTGTTGGAGATATTCCTGAAGCAGATTGGTTTTGAATAACATCAATAAGTCCTGCGACTGCTGGGTTAATTTGAATTGTTACATTAGATGAATTACCACCAGATGATGTATTACTAAATTGTCCTAATCTGTTTTGCAATGCTGAAATATCTGGTAATGCTAAATTTAGTTTCTCGCGAATAACTTCTCTTTGCACATCTATTGGTGTATTTGGGCCAGCGGTCATAGTTTGAAGTTGTTGCACTTGAGGACCAATGCTAGATAACATGTTTCTAATTGTTGTGCGTAGGGCTTCAATAAATGCCGCAAAAGCGTTTTCTGCCTCATTGGCTTTTTTAATCATTGCAGCCATTGCTGTGTTCTGGTCATGGATGGCAATCAAAGAAAGAAGACGCATCTTTGTTTCAGAGTCAGTTGATTGGTTTAATGCTGCATAAAGTCCAATGCGCTCTACATCAAACTTCTTTTCTAGTTCTTTAAGCGCTATCTCATCGCCTGTAAGTTGTAATTTTCTAGTTGTATTATCATTATCAATCTTTTTAAGATTGTTCTGTTGCTTTTGATATTTAAGAGCATCTTTATTGATTTTATCAATTGCTGCGCGTTCCCCAGGTGATTGCGCAGGGGTTGCTGTGTTTGATTTGCCTAATCCACGAAGCAAAGCAAAAGGTTGCAAGTTGCTTAAAATATCTCCAAAAGTTCCAAGGATTCCGCCGCCAAGTTTGTTGCCCTGGATTTTGCTAATAAGAACTGATACCCCATAAATTGTGTCACCAACAGCAGTTGCAAATTCTTCCATCTGTTGTGTTGATTTAGAGATACCATCTGGTCCTGAAAGTAAAGCAAATGAGTTAAGTAAATCTTCGCCAATAATTTCCTTGGCATTGTTTGACGCAATGGTAAGTTTGTTCATTGAACCCAAATAGCCATCTGCTGCCGACTTGGCTTGGCCTGCAAAGAGTTCTGTTAGGCGGTCTTGAATTTCTAAAAATGAACTACTAGTCAATTCTGCTTTTGATAAGCCAACACCTAAGCGGCCAAGTGAAGCATTGTTACCAAGGTAAGCCTTTTGTAGACCCTGAGAAACAACAGTAAGGTCTTTGCCTGTTCCTGCTGAGATGTCTAATGCAAGATTAAGAAGTTTTTGTGATGCACCAACTGAAGAAGTTGCTCTAAGAAAGCGGTCCATTGCAGGACGAAGTTCATCATCTAAAACACCAGTTTGTTTTTCTAAACTAGAAATATACATGTTGACTGATTGAGAAGCGCCAACATAATCAAGATTTAAGTTCTTTAGAGTCATGCCTAACGAGCGTGCAGCGTTCTCATCCTCTGCAAAAGCCTTGACCGCACGCTTGCTGTAATTAACTAAAGCAGTGGCGCTAAAGGCAATGCCAAGACTTTTAGCAAGATTTTTAACTGTACGTTCTAACTTTTGAGCAGATGTTTCAGCAGCCTTAAATGCCTTAGAGCCTGTGAACTCTGAGGCAATCTGAATTGCTATCTTGGATACATCAAGCATTATGCTGCTCTCTTTACATCTACAATTGAAGTGCGCTTATTAAATTTTGCAGTTGTGTTTTCTACTGCCTTAAAATATGCAGCAATAACTTTACCGTTTGTTTCTTCCCAGGCACGATAAATTAAACGACCACGCTTATCACCAATACCTGAAGTTTTCTTTGTTCCGTAAATAGGTCCAAGGTTTCTATTAAACTGAGCGCCTGCACCTGGATTAACTGAGTGTGAATAACGCTTTTGCGTAACATTCTTTCCCGGGCCAACCCAAGGCTGACCGCCTGGATTTTTGCGTCCAGCAGTTTCTACAATTGCACCTAATGCGGATTTGTTTTCAATTGCTGCTAAAGAAGTAAAGCCTTTGCTATTAGCGCGGCTAGGACTTGTTTTGTAACTAATTCCCTTACGTATGACGTTTGAGTCATACATAGGAAACTTTGCTTCAGAAAATGAGCGACGTTGCCATCCACTCATAATACTTGAATCGCTAGGTACGAAACCGCGTGCGCGTGTCACAACTGGCTTTAATGCACCAGCAACTTCGCGACGAAGTTCAGTTGCTAAATCAGGTGCATAATTTTTTAATGCTTTACGAAGAGCCAGGCCGCCTACGACTTCTGTTGGCATCTCTAATCTCCTTCGCTTCGTCCTGAAGAACCTTTATTAGATTCTTTAGCATTACTTCATCTATCTCTAGCAAATGTTGTGGCGCGACTCCTATTCTTACGCTTAATTTAGCAATAAGATAGGTGACGGAATCGCGCCCTAGTTCGGGGAATCGTCATCAAGAACTTCAACGTCAATCAAAGTTTCAATGAACTTTTCCCCAAACATTGGAACGGTTTCACCAGACCTGCGAATACATTCCCAAGCAAGCCAATAGATATCGCTCTGCTTTTGGTCCTCAATAAACGCTTTGTGAAAACCTTTTTTAGCGTAAATCTCAAAACCATATTGCACTAATGGACTAATTGAGTATTCCCCAACCTGTCCATCTGCCCTTGTTACTTTTAACTTTGCCATAATTGCCCCTTAGTTTGTTTTTAGAATGTGCCTGTTGTTGCTACTGCAACTGTTGAGTTACAGTTCCAAGTTACTGACATTGAACCGACATCGCCAACTGCTCCGTTAATGTCTGTTGTTCCATTTACTAGAACTGACATTGTGTAAAGCGGATTTGTTGCTGATACTGCTGAGCCTTTGTCTTGAAGTAGAACAACAGTAACAGTTGTTCCCCATGCAGCCTGAAGTGTTGCAAGAACACTTGCTGCTGCTGTGTCGTTCAAAAAGTCGATAGTGACGGAAGAAGCCTCTAGGCCTTTGACAGCCTTTACTGAAGAATCGCCCATTGCCGTGACGCTAATTTCCTCAAAGTTGCGATTCAGGGTCACGCTTGTTACATGGTCAGAAAGGTCAACGGAATTAACCTTAACGCCGACCTTGTTATTTAGAAATACAGCCATTTAGGTTATTCCTCTTCTTTCTTAATAGATGTTGATTTTGGTGCTGCTGGTGTTACCTGCCCGATTTTCTTCAGGAAGGCCTCGTTCTCTTTTTCCCATTCGGACATATTAACTCCAGGTGGTTAGTACGGACAGTGACATCTCGCAAGTAAGCAATGAACCAGAGTCCACGTTTAAAACGCTTGGCTGACTTATTGCTCCCACATTATACGTCAAGGATGACGCTGCGAGTTTATTGAACACGCCAACTAAGGCTGTTTCAATTCCATTGAGGTTGCCTTCGTTATCAAACAAAGGAACGGTAATTACTAATTTAAAGTTAGCAGTTGGTGCAATTGTATTATGCTGGTTGTTGTTAGGCGTTAGGTATGGGTCATCTGGTGCAACAATAACGCTATTAGCCAAAACAGTTGCAGGTGGAAACGCAAAAACTTGCCATAAAGAATTATCAACTAAGGCTGTGGCAATAGTTGTTCTTAGGGTTGTAAGCGCTGCTGGCATTATCCAACCATTGAACTTGGGCTAATTGCGTGGGCTAACAAACCGCGCACGCGTGCGAGCAAAGTATTTCCCATGCGATAAGGCGATGGAGCAAAGTCTGGAGATACGCCGCCTGAGTTTGAAACTTGGCGTGCTTGCCAGATGTCCACTGAAATCATAAGGGCCGCTTCTTGCACGGCTGCATCTAATGTGTAATCAACATAAGTATCTGCTGCAACCTGGCCTAGTGGCTCAACTGGATGATATGGAGCAGGTGTGTTGTTGTTGCCTGTGATGTTATAAGTAATGTTGTAATCGCCAACGCCTGTGAGAGTCTTAGAACCGTTGTGCTTTGAGCCGTTGCCTGATATAACAACTGTCTGACCTACATAAAAGACTTTTTCAACTAGAGTGTCAAAGTAAAGTGTGCCTGTTGTTGCTGTGTTGCTGTGTGCAATGTTAAATGTGTAGTTGTTCCATAACATAGGAAGGATTACAACGTCAGCAGCATCGCATGTCTGTTGAAGCGTAGCGTCGCTGTATAAAGTTCCAACGCCAAGTGCTGAACGAAGTTCTGCAACTGTGCAAAGTGACATTCTGAATCCTTTCTAAAGACTGAAGGCGGGGCAAGGGCTGCGCCCCGCCTTCAGTGACTTAGGGTATTGCTTACGGTGCTGTGTAGTTAAAGCGACGAACGCCCTTACCTGATTTAGCAACATAGAGTGCTAGGTATCCGTAAAGGTTGATTTCGATTTCGCCTGAAGTCAATACGTTAACACGAAGTTGTGTTGTTGGTGACTCCCAAGCATATACAGAACGTGGTGCAACTAGGAACGCTGAATCATCAATGATTCCTGAAGTTGTGATGTTGTGGTCAACAATAAGGTCTGTACCAAGTACGCCACCAACAACAGAAGTTGCTACTGCGTTACCTGATGCGTTGTATGTTGCGCCTTGTGCTGAGTAAAGTGCGCGACCTGTTGTGTCAGCGTATCCTGCGATTGCTGCCCATTGGTCAGTTGAAGCAACAAGTTTATTAGCAAAATCTCCACCAGTTCCCTTGTATGCTGCTGCACCTTCTACTGAAATGAATGATTGAAGTCCTGCTGCTGTTGCAGCAACACCTGTTGCTTGTGTACCAGAAGCAGTAAATGCTGCAATAAGTGCTGCATCTGTTGCCTTCTCATACGCCTTGCGAAGTTCAGCCATCATGAGTTCCATGAACGCAGGAGATGAACGGTCCACCAACTCAAAACTTACACGCTGCAAGCCACTGAACTTCTCGACATTTACTGTGTCATAAGATGAAGTCATTCCTGTTTCAGATGGTGCTGCACCTTCGTTTGTATCTGCAACTGTTGGTGCAACGTTTGCTGTTGAAGCATTTGTGTAAAGACGTGGAACTGTAAATGACATTCCTGATTCAACGAGTGCTGAACGAGTTACTGCTTCAAATGCTGGACGGCCAGTAAATGTGTCAGTAAGGAAAGTTTGTAGATGTCCTGGCAATGTCAAACCAGTGTTTGTTGAAGTTGAATCATCTGCTGCTTTGATTGTACGACGTGCATCGTCATCACCAAGTGCTGCTTTGATGTTTGCTTCCAAGTATTGTGCTGAAGTGATTGGTGCAACACGTTCGCGTACGTTTGTAACGCTAACTGTTGGACGTGAGGCCTCTACCGCAGGGGTTTCGACCTCAGGAGTTGTTGCCTCTGCTGGAGTAATCTCCACGACGGCCTCGCTTTCTGTTGGTTGGGTTTGTTCTACAACTTCGGAAACTTCTGTTTCTTCTGCTGCAATATCAGTAACCTGAGCAGACTTAAAGGCTGGCTCTGTTACTAAACTTACTTCCATGAGTTTTGCGGCTGTCACATGGATTACGCCGTTCTTGTTAAAAGACTTGTCAACTTCTACGCCAACAGATAATCCTGCCTGTAATCCTTCGCTTGCAAGGATTAGTGCATCTGTACCGCGTGATGAATTGCTGATTTTAAATGATGCAAAAATTGCATCTTCTGTTTCTGTAAAAGACTGAGCGCGGCCTAATGGGGCCTTGACATCATGCTGTGATAGCAATTTAACTGTCTTTGGTTCTGGAATCGCTATTGAACCGCGCTCAAAGATAACTTTGCCTGCTGAAGTGGAACCTGTTTCCGCACCTAGCGGAACAATCTTTCCTGAAATCATGCGTGTATCGCTAGAGGCTTGAATATCCTGTGCGAATGACGCATCAAATGTAATTTTCAAATTACATACCGCCGTTTCCATTAGGTGTTTGGTCTGTCATTTCCATTGCCTGTTCTAAAGTAATAAGGCCTAAGGAAAGAAGTTTTTCAATTACGAGAAGTTCCTGCAAAGGGTCTTGACGTAAGAATTGTTTGTCTAAATCAAAACGCACTTCGTTACCGTGTGCTGTAATGTCATCTAGGCTGAGTCTGTCCTCAATCGCTGAAATAAATGGCTGCAAAGAATAAGCAACAAAGTCTTTGCGTGAATCAAGAACGTTTGTGTATGTATAACTAGAGTTCATATCTGCTGAAACATAAATAGCAGGTACGTTCATCATTCTGGCAATTTCAGTAGCAAAGAACTGTTTGCTTTCGTCGTACATCATTTCTTTAGGTGAGAAAGATGTCGCTTGGTACTCTAAAGTGCTAGTGAGATATGCCGTTGCACGATTATTTCTTGCGGTGCGCCAAGCGGCAAGCAATCCCTGAACTTCTTTAGGGTCTAAGTCAGCACCGTTGTTTTTTAACACACCTGAAGGCATTGGAGTTGCCGCAGCAATTGATGCAGCCTTATTTAAATCTGCTGCTGCACGAATAAGTTCTTTACCACGTGCTAATACGCCTTCATCAAATGCTTGGAATGTAACTAAACTTCCGAGGCCTTCCATTGGCACTGCATAACCGTCAACATAGTATTGAGTTACATATTCGTTTTCGATATTTAAATCAAATGTTACGCGAGTATTAGCAACCCACTCAAATCGAGCAGGACGATTATCGTCAGCATAAAGTTCTGTAACTTTCCAATATGCAACGCCGTAAAATAGTAATGAGTCAACAGTCCAGGCAATAGTTACTGAACGTGGCTGTGATTTAGATGGTTGTTCTAACCAAACTGGTGAACCTAGTTCTTCTCCAGTTGATTTACGGTATAACTCTAAAGGAATTGATGCAATTGTGCCTGCAATTAGATTGCGGCATCTTGCAAGCGACGCAATAGACATTGCTTCTTCGCGACGGATACCAAGAACACCATAATTGTAAAGATTGTAATTCTCAGACATTAACTGCGGCGCATATTGCGCGAGAATAGAAGATTCTTGCTTTTGTGGTGCTTGCGTATTAAAACGCGAGAAAATACCCATTTAGACAGTGTATCACATTATGTCTAACATTTGACAATTTCGTGTCGTTGTGTCTAGGCAACAATTTGAGGACGTGAAACTGGCATAGATAGTTTATGGACCACCATTGCAGTTGCAATCGCTCCAGAAACATCTCCAGCGCTCTTACGTCTTACGATTCTCCAGGCAGTGTCGTTTGTCTTGGCTGCACAATTGTTAAACATCTGCACTAATTCTTGTTGGCCTTGATGCTCGACCCTAGAGTTCACAAATCCGTCTAGGAGTTCCCCACACGCCTGATAGAAGCGCTGACCAGAACAATCTTCGACCATAACGCCTGAATTAGAAAGGCGGTCTGCAATTGACTGCGTGGTGTATTTGTCATACATCACCGCACGCGGTTTCCACTGGTCACAGAGCGCTTTTATGTCTGCTGCTATCTTCAAATCGTCAACTGCGACTGAGTTCTCCCATGTCTGCATTAAGCCGAACCCTATTTTGCCATTTGGAAGAATCTGGCCAGCAATAATGCTTGCATTGCGTCTTGATGGGCTAACGTCAAAGGCAAAGATTGTAATTGGTCCAGGTGACATTACTAAATCACTATTTGAGGTTTCTTCGATAACACCAAGCGGCCAAGGTGACTGTAATGAATCGACCCATTGGCAAAGCGTTTCAGTTCTAGTTGTTTCAACACTAGATGTTGCAATCGATTCTTCAATTGCCTCTTCTGACACTGTATATCCAAGTGCAGGGTTCGCCATTGCCCATGCTTCGCGGTCATCTATCTTGCAATACTGAGGTGCGCTGTATTCGTAATAACCTAAAGACTTAGGTGGATAAGAACGCGCTCTTTCGATGATGGAATTAAGCACTGTGCTAAAAGCATCACCAGCATTAGTGGTATAAAGCGCTTGCGCATTAGCGCGTGCGCGTGTAACAGGCGTTGCTGCTTGAAATGCTTCTTCTGAGATTTCGCGTAATTCGTCAATCCATAAATAGTCTGCTGTTCGACCACGCGAGCCATCTCTCGTTGCAGCAACAACATCTAAACGTGTGCCATCTAGTAATTCAATAGACTCTGTTCCATTTGCATACCTAATTTGCTTGACCATTGCCTTCATAGTCGGATTGCCTTCGATGATATAAGCAATCTCTCGAAACGAGGTCAATGCCATGCTTCTATTAGAGGACATAATAAGGATGTTCTTAGAAGGCCATTTAAACAGGTGTGCCAAACAGAGCATACGCGCAAAATGACTTTTTCCAGATTGGCGTGCGATTAACAGCAGGTTTGACTTACGAATAAAATTACCTTTGCTATCAACAGCCAACATATCTTTTGCAATAAATTTTTGCCAAGGTAAAAGCGGTTGGCCAAGCATGTTAGCAATATCTTCTACATCTTTTACTAGTGATTTGCCTTTGAGGTATGGACTGTGAAGCCTTGGTTCAGTTGCCCCTCGTAAGACTTTTTTCTTTTTGGTTTGTTCTGTCATCACTCTGGTTTATTTTCCGATTGAAACGGACTGGTTCGAAGCGGTTTGGACCGTGTCGGGG